GTCATCCCGTGATGCCCATATTGTGTAGCGGGCTTGAAACTCTGTTCGGCAGCACATAGGACCAAGAATGGTTTCTGCGGTTTCGCCATCCTTTTTTTGGATTAGGTAAGTGATGCCTTCAAGTCGTTCTATGTTTTTTTGACCTTGTTCGTCAAGCGGTGTCACTAAGACGTGCCATAGTCCGTTATGTCGAGTGAACCTACAATTTACTTTCATCGGGTTTCCTTGCTAATCGTTCGCTGATCTTCTCTAGGTGGCATGGCCGCCATACGTGCACTTCTTCGCCTGAGTCCTCAAGGGTGTTGATCCATTCCCACTGCGTTTCGGAAACGACACCCTTATTGGTTTTGAGCTCGCAGAACAAAGTGCCGCGGTATGGGTGGCTCATGACTAGGTCGGGAAAGCCTTGGTTGCCTGTGTTGGGTGTGATCCATTTGCCCGGTCGGATCTGTGCGGGCTGGGTGTGCATGACGCGCCAACCATGCAATTTCGCTAATGTAATCACGGCTTTTTGAAACTCTGCTTCGGATGGTTCAGCCACCGTTCATCAGCCTGTCTATAAGTTCGGACGCTTCACGCTTTGTGGTCGGTGCGGCACCTTCCCAGTTTTTGGCTCGAAGCATTCCCAGTTGTTTGGCGGTCGGCGGTTCGCTGGACGACCCGAGCGACTGGGTTCGTGCAGGAGCTGCGTTCGTGGTCGTTTGTGGTTGTTCGCCTTGGCGGTACACCTTGACCATTTCCTCAAGGCTGGCGCGTTTCTTTGATCCTTGGTATTGGTAGTTCGCTAGGGCGCGTCCAATTGCACTGGTTTCACAGTTCTCTAGGGCACTTGTTTTGTTGACCATGGATGACCCACGAATTTCTTCGGCGTACCCGGTGGTGGTCGGGACTGTGTCGGCTATGTCGGCGTAAAGTTCGGCACGTATAACGATGCGTGTTCCGTCGTCCACGACAATTTCGGTGACTATGCGCCCGCGTGGGCAGTCTTTCCAAAACAGTGGGAGGCGTTCGGCTACTTCGGCGTAGTCGGCTGGGTTGAAACTCATGACTCCATGTCCTTCAAGTGTCGGGCCTGTGCAGGCGTTTGGGTTTTTAGATTGTTGATGACTCGAATCATTGCGACACAGCGAGCAGTTTCCTCAACTGTCATGCCTTTGAAACCAAACTCTTCAGCGCATTTAAGACAGATACCGCGCAGCTCTGTACGCATCCGAATATCGGCTGAGTTGAAACCCGAAGCGCAGATGTTGCAGTTCATTTGAAACCGCCCAGACGCATGGCCACAATCGCGTCCTGCGTGCTTTTGGTCAGATTGGACAGATAAATACCGTGCTCCTCAGCAACATAAGCCAACTCAAACAGCGCCTTACGCAACATCTCAATATCGGTCTTTTGGGCGTCTAACTGCCAAGCGGCTGCTTTCATAGCAATCTCCGCTTTAGCGATCGCGGCGGTCATGTCCGCTAACTGTTGGTTCATGGTCGGGGCTCCTTGACTTGTCTGTATTTCCCGTCACGATATACCAGCGGTGTTGCTGGGATCGGATCAACGACTTCTTTTCGTTCTAGACGCTGACGTTCTTTCCATGTCAGACCGCCCCAAATACCGCAACAGTCCTGACGTGTCGTAGAAAACCTGAGGGCCTCGTCAAGACATTCTTGGCGTACCGGGCACACTGCACAGACTGCTTTGGCTTGCTTAATTTTGCGGTTGATATGACGCTCACCGAACTCAAAGATGAACAGGTCAATATCCATGCCTCGACAAGCTGCGCGATCCCACCAGCGGTCTAGCACAATCGCCAAGGTTTCCATCCACAACCACCGCCCTCAGCAATATCTGAGTACAGGAGATAGGCGAATCTGAGGTTCAGGGTCGGGTCGCTCATGGCTTCAGCAAACGGCATGTTAAACACCTGTTCCACGTACTTCGTGTGAATCTCATTAATCTGAGCAATTCCGTGGTCCGAACCGTTAAAGCGGTCAGCCAGTTTGGGATCACTGGACAGCGGCGTGATGTTAAGACAGCGCGTTTCCTTCCACAGCAGGCGACCCAGTTTTTCTAGCGTCTCAGTGTTATTGGGCCACCCGACCGTTATCGCAGTCTGGAACCATTCTTGGCATTTGGTATCCGGGTGAAAGTCGGCAAGTCGAGTAAACGGAACAGTGCTAGTCGTGCTGGTCGTCGTGCTGGTCGTTGTCGTTGTGAGTTCCTCAGCGCGGTCCTCAAGTTGTTGGGGTGTCAACATCCCGAGCGTGACCGTGGAGGGCACAGACGGCGTTTTAATAACGTCTGCGTTGCCCTGAACGCCTGTGATCGCCCATAAGGCGCACATTCCATAAGTGAATATTGACAAAAGTAAGAATCGTTTAAGGTTCATTTAGTAGTCCTCTGATAGGTCCGCAACTGATTTGCGGGTGCTGAAGAATCCCTCCAGCATTGGTTTCTGCATGATCTCTCGGGCCATAAAGGCGCGGTAATTGTTGTTGAATTTGAACTCGCTACTGGGGTCGTTGGTGATCGCGTGTTCGTAACGCAAGACTTCGATAAGAGCTGCGATGCCGTAATGCGTGTATCCGCGGTGCATCAGCTGGTAGCACATTTTGGTGAGGGTCGGCATGACCCAAGGGTTTGCCTCTTTAAAGGCTTCGTATTTAAGCATCTCGGCTGGAACAGCGAGAACGTCAAAAAGGGATGGTTGCATTGCTTCCTCCTGCGGTCGGGGTCCCGCTATCACGGGACGCACTTGGCTGTCAGTCATTTGACCGACTCCCAAACCGAATGTCAAGTCATTGAGCAAATATCTGGGCGAACGCGTCCTCAACCAGCTTCGGGTTGTCGGCCATAAGCGGCGAAATCTCTACATGAGTCCAGTCCGCACCGGGTGTGCCTCCGTTGCGTGTCGGGGTCCAAGCCTTCCAAGCGTCACGGTCGCATCGGTAGCCAGCGCCAAACTTGGTGAGGTTTGGTAGTGGGCATCCTGTGCCGTCGTAAGCGTGGATTTCTTCAATGCCTAAAAGGTCGCGGTGTTGAAACAGGAATTCGACTAGGGCTTTGCGTTGGGCCTTGGTGCCTTTGAGGTCGGTTGCTCGCCATGTCGCGTGGACGGACAGCTGCGGGCCTGAACGCATCGGACGGTTGGCGTAGATGCCGATGTTCTTGACACCGAAAAGGTATTCACAATATTCAACGAATCGTTTCGTGCCGGCGCGCGGTGTGGGGTGGTTGCCGTCGGTGCTACCTGTGTACGGTCTAGATGTCATCTTTGGGTTCCTTGTCCTTCAAATTATTGGCTGCGAGCAATCCCGTCAATGCCCCAGCCAGAACCAACATTACGCTTGAGAGGGTCTCCCATCCCTTGGAATCGTTCGGTGACACTTCAAGTGGTTGTACAACAAAAGTCAGTGAGTACAAGATCATCCCGACTGACATGATGAAAGTAAGCGACAGTGCAATTCCCACCATGAGAACTAGGCGCGCTTTAATCTCGGAGTTAGTAAGTCGTTTTCTCATCGGTTGCACCTTGTGGCTGTTGGTTTAGTTTCGCAGTTGTCTCGAGTGCGATCATTGCATCCAGTGACGACGAACATGAGGACGACGGCGAGAGCTGCGATCACAGCAAGAGTTTTCATGGCATCGGCGGATCTGGTAGGTCGGCTTCGTTGCTCGGTTCCCATGTCGCCATGAAGTCACGCAACTGTTGGCGGTAGACGGCCCACTCTGCCGAGTACTCGGGCGTTAACGGGTTGTTCGAAATCTGTGTCCAATCGGATTCGTTCAAGTATGTTTTGATTGCCCATCGGCAGTTTTTGGTTTGTTCTTCGGCGGTGTCGCCTGCAATGTAAATGTTCATGATGGTCCTATGTCTTCCACTAAAAGATATGCAACGGTGGTTGCGCCACGACTCAATGTTCCTGTGCCCGCAGTCTGTTGAGCAGTCGCTACAACATTGACTGTGCCAGCGGAAAAAGTTCCGACCCATATCATCATTGCTTGACGGTCAATGCCTGTCCCTGTTGTGTTGTATGAAGTATTTAGAACTGTGCCAGCAAGGTTTGTTTGCCTAATTCGAAACGCAAAGTAACCAGTTCCGTTTACTGGGTTGGGTTCAAAATAAGTGATTCGGTAGTAACGGTTGGCGACAGCGGTAA